AGAACCTTGATTGGTTGATTGAGGAGCTAGAAAATGGAGAATGAATACGCACTTTATAAAGGCGATACCTTTATCACTTGTGGAACTCTTAAAGAAATAAGCGTAGAGACTGGGATTGCTATTGTTACACTAACCTCTTATGCTTCGCCATCGTATAAAAAGAAAAATCCAAATGGTAAACAACTAATAAAAGTGGATTTTGAAAAATTAAGCGACCAACAATGCGAGCGATTTGCGTTTATGATGAAGCAAAAAAGAATAGATAATAAACTCTCGAGAAGTGAACTAGCTGAAAAGTTAGGTTACTCTTACGCAGAAATAATGAAATGGGAAAAGAAAATTAAAAAACCTAATCTTTATATAGTCGAAGACGTAGCAACCTATTTCAAAATACCAGTCAATGTTTTGATAGGCGAAGCATAAAGAAAGGGGCGCAAGTGTTATTTCAAGAAATCAACGAGAAAAAGACAATCTCAAACGTGAAGAAAGTTTTGCGACAATATCCACGCATTCGTGAAATTGCTTGCGACTTACCTGAGCAACGAGTAACGCAGTTGATAACGTTTGAACCAAGAGGAAGCAACGGCCCGTCTAAGCAAGTCGAGAAACTAGCAATCAGACGGATAGATGCTTCAAGGGAACTGGAAGAAATCGAGCAAGCAGTTAGTCGCTTATTCAATCCAAAATATCGCTTTATTTTGTTCAATAAGTATCTAGCTACTGAACCGATGTTGAATTACGAGATCCAAGAAAAACTTTGGATTGAAAAAACAAAATTTCAAGACTACTTAAACAGAGCGTGTCTTGCATTCGCTGAACAGTATCAGGGCGGTTGTTTAATCGCTTTCAAAAGTGAACTTTTTGCGGAAACATGAAACGTTTTAAAGTGGTATCATGGTATTGTCAGATAGTATGAAGTTTGGCAGACTCCTATATATATTTTACAAAGGGCATTGCGCCCTTTATGGCGACGAAAGGTTCTATAATCTCTTTAATTTTAAAATGGTAAGCTCTACAAACTTTTTGCTCCGCTGGTTCGATTCCAGCCGTCGCCTTAAAGGCTACACAAAAATAAATAAGAAAGGTAAATATAATATCGATTCTATTCGAGGTCAGTAGCCACCTCGATATTACAAAAAGTAAAATCGAGAGACCATATAACCCGAAAAATGCACGCCTTGGAGGTGTGTGTTTTTTGGTTCCAGGACAACGAATTGAAAATAATTGATAAACCTTTAGAATGGCTAAGACCATATAAAAACAATCCAAGGAATAATGACAAGGCAGTAGAGCCAGTTGCTAACTCAATCAGAGAGTTTGGTTTTAAAGTTCCAATCGTAGCAACCAAAGACGGAGAAATTATAAACGGGCATACACGGTATAAAGCTGCACGCTCTTTGAAACTCGAAACCGTGCCAGTTTTAATCGCAGACGACCTTTCAGAAGAGCAAATAAAAGCGTTCAGGCTTGCCGATAATAAAGTAGGCGAGATTGCCGAGTGGGACACAGAACTACTCTACGCAGAGCTTGAGAGTGTCGAGGGATTAGACATGACCATGTTTGGATTTGATGATGTCGACTATTCCTTGGACGACTTCGAGGAGTCTGAGGACCCAGAAGATGCCAAGGAATTTTCACAAGAGGAAGAGACAGGTATTGAACATGGAGACATCTTCCAATTAGGGCGACATCGGTTAATGTGTGGGGATAGTACATCAGCAGAGGACATGGCTCAACTAATCGACGGAGAAACGATTGACCTCTATGTAACCGACCCACCATATAATGTAGCCTACCAGGGTGGAACTGAGGAAGCTATGACGATCATGAATGATAGCATGGACGACGTCAGCTTTAGGCAGTTCCTGAGGGATGCATTCGCAGTCGCAAATAATCACTTGAAACCAGGGGGGGCGTTCTATATCTGGCACGCAGATTCGGAAGGGTTGAATTTTAGAGCTGCAGTCAAAGAGACAGGGTGGTTATTAAAACAATCTATCATCTGGGTAAAAAATGCTATTGTGTTAGGTCGTCAAGACTACCAATGGAAGCATGAGCCTTGCTTGTATGGGTGGAAAGATGGAGCGAGCCACTATTTCGTGGATAATCGCTCACTAGCTACTGTCATTGAAGAGGACGAAGAAAACCTAAAAGAAATGACAAAGAGCGAACTAATCTCTTACATTAAAACAATGCAAGAAACAACTCCGACCACTATCTTTTACGAAGATAAGCCAGTTAGAAATGACATCCACCCGACCATGAAACCTTTGAAGTTGATTGCTAGGTGTGTTTTAAACTCTAGCAAGAAAGGCGACAGAGTTCTAGATAGCTTCAACGGTGGTGGTTCTACTCTCATGGTATGTGAGAAGTCAGAACGTATTTACTATGGTATGGAACTTGACCCACTCTATGTCGCACGGACGATTAGACGTTGGGAAGAAGAAACAGGGCTTACTGCTGAAAAAGTGAGCTGAAATTTTTAAAAAAGTAAGGAAGTGAGGCGATGGCTGGTGCAGATAATTTAAAAGTCCCAACCTCGGACGAAGCTCGAAAATATGGAAAAAAGGGCGGAGTCGCTTCAGGCAAGGCTCGAAGGAAAAAAGCCAATCTGAGAAAGGCATTTGAAACAATACTACAAGCCGAGGTTGCAAGTCCAAACGTGAAGAAACAACTTGAGGAGTTAGGTTTTGATTCAACTAATGAAATGGCTCTAGCTATGGTCATGATGCAAAAGGCCATGAAAGGCAATGTACGAGCATTTGAACAAATCAGTAGGCTTACCGCTATTGATACAAAAGATAGCCTTGATAAGCGTGAGCAAAAAGAGCGCATTGAAGCCTTGAAATTGGAAAACCAAAAACGCAGGGTCACGCTCGAAGGAAGCGCAAACTCAGAAGATGTCATGGCTGAGTATTTCGACAAGTTGGAGGATGCTTTAAACGATGGCACTTGATAGACTATATACAGATAAACAAATAAAAATTTTAAAAAGGGCAGTTGCTACTGACTGGTACATGATGATTAACCACGGCGCAGTACGTGCTGGTAAAACCAAGTTAGACAATGACCTTTTTTTAATGGAGTTAAAACGAGCAAAGCGAAACGCTGAGAAAGTCGGAGTTAAGAACCCGATGTATATCCTCGGTGCAGTTTCCTCAGGAACGCTTCAAACAAATATACTAAGAGAAATCTCGGACTCGTACAATTACGATTTCAAGTTTGACAGGCACGGGAATTTCACGCTCTTTGGTGTATACGTCGTCACGACGTTTACAGGCTCCATAGCGGGGCTGAAAGCTATCCGTGGTATGACAGCATTCGGAGCGTATATAAACGAGGCTACGCTGGCAAATAAGGCCGTATTTGACGAAATTCTAAAACGTTGCTCTGGTCTTGGTGCTAGAGTTATCTGCGACACTAACCCAGACCACCCTAAACATTGGCTCAAAGTTGACTATATCGATAAAGCAGACAACAAGAAAATACTTGCCAATCATTTTACAATCTTTGACAACACATTCTTGAACCAGCGGTATGTAGACAATCTAATAGCTACAACCCCATCTGGCATGTTTACCGATCGTGGTATTTACGGGCAATGGGTAACTGGAGAGGGTGCCGTATATCGTGACTTTAAAGAGGACATGTATATCGATAACGCTCCAGATGATATTATCAAAGTCTATGCTGGAGTTGACTGGGGGTATGAACACTACGGGTCCATCGTTGTTGTTGGAGAAACGTCTGTCGGCTCTATCTACTTACTTGAGGAGCATGCGCATCAACATGAAGAGATTGATTTCTGGGTAGATGTTGCTAAAGACATAAAAAGACGTTATGGGAACATCACGTTTTGGGCTGATAGCGCACGACCTGAACACGTAGCCAGATTTCAGAGGGAACAAATCAAGACATTCAACGCAAATAAAGCGGTCTTGTCAGGAATTGAAGAAGTCGCTAAGTTCATGAAAGCTGGGCGCTTTTTTGTTGTATCAGATAAAGTAAGCCGTTTTAAAGACGAGGTTTACCAGTATATCTGGAACGAGAAAACGGGCGAACCAATCAAGGAAAACGACGACGTACTGGATGCACTACGCTATGCGATTTATTCACAACATTCACAACCAAAAGCAACCGTCAAGAGAAAATCTCTTTATGGTTTGTAGAAAGGGAGAACATGTATAAATACTTAACCTATCCACGGGATGGATACGATGAAACAGATCTAAAGGCTGAATTGATTTACAAGTTGATCCGCAAACACGCAAATGAGCGAGAGGATTTAAGAAAATTAAAGCGTTACTACATCGGAGAACATTCTATTCTCAAACATGAGAGGCGCAATCCGAACGCTCCAAATTTTAAAACGGTAGCCAATCATGCGAAAGATATAGCAGACACGGCCACAGGTTACTTCCTAGGTAGTCCGATTACCTATAATAACACAGGCGAGAGCGGCCTTGAGCCGTTGTTGGTTGCATTCGATAATGCTGAAGTTGACCAAGTGGACACGCAGAACGCTCTTAACATGGCTATCTACGGCCGTGCTTACGAGTATATCTATGTCAAGGAAGGTTTGAATGAGCTTGACTCAGCTAGTCTTGATGTCGAGGATACCTTTATAGTCTATGATGATAGTATTGAACGCAGACCCTTGTTTGCGGTCTACTACTACGAGGTCAAGGACGACACAAAAGACACGAAGACATACCAAGCAGAGGTTTTTACACAGAACTTGCATTACCACATTGTTTTGCATGATTCGTCAGGTTCGTATGTGAAAAAACTTGATGTTGAGCCACACCACCTTGGTCAAATCCCAATCATCGAGTACAAGAATAATAATTTTGCGATTGGCGATTATGAACAACAGATTAGCTTGATTGATGCTTATAATTCTTTGATGGGTAACCGTGTAAATGACAAAGAACAAGCGATTGAGTCTATCCTTGTCCTGTATGGAGCACAGTTAGGAGACACGCCCGAAGAAACCCACAAAGCTATGTCTATCCTTAATGAAGAAGGGCTTTTAGAACTTCCAATGGATTCTAAGGCTGACTTCTTGAAGAACTTGTTGGATGAGGGCGCTACTGAAATCTTACGTAAAGCCTTGAAAGAGGATATTTACACTTTTAGCCACGTACCGAACCTAACGGACGAAAAGTTCGCTGGGAACAGTTCAGGCGTAGCCATGGAGTATAAGTTGCTCGGACTTGAAATGATTACTAAAGTCAAAGAGTCCAACTATAAACGTGGGCTTAGGCAGCGTATCAGTATCTTCGCTAAGTACTTAGGTCTACAACAGATTGCGCTTGACGCAAATTCGATAGTACCTCAGTTCAGTCGTGGATTGCCTAAGAATTTACTTGAATTGTCACAGGTTATTAATAACCTTGATGGAAAAGTTACGCTCAGACAACTAATTTCACTCTTACCATTCGTTGAGGATCCTGACGCTGAGATTGAGGCTTTAAGCGAAGAAAAACAGGATAACGCTGGGAACCCTGACTTATTCTTTAACAAAGTTAATACTAAGCCAGAGGAAGAGGTAGCAGATGAACAACAAGGACTACTGGACCAAGAGGAAGGCTAATCTTATCTATGAGCAAATGGATAAGGCAGAAAAGCAAGCGGATAAGTTTGACAAGGTCTACGAAGAAGCCAAGGTTTACCTTGACAAAGAAATAAATAAAATCTTTGATAAGTTCCAGCGTGATTACGGTTTAAGCGAGAATGTTGCTCGTCAGGTCTTAAAGACCATGAAGGACAAAAAAGACCTTGTCAATCTACGCAGAATGCTCGAAGCTAGACCGAACGACCCAAACCTCCAACGGTTGCTGGCAGATTTAGACAGTCCAGCTTATACCTATCGTATGAAGCGGTTAGAGCGCTTAAGTGCAGACTTGGATTTGATGCGTAGTTCTATCTATCTTTCTGAAAAACAAGGATCAGATGGCTTTTATAGCGACTTGATGAAGGATAGTTACTACAAAGCTACCTTTGACTTGCAACAACAGACGGGACTTGCTTACCACTTTTCTGGCTTACCTGAAACAGAAATCAAACGTCTACAAGGGCTAAAGTGGACAGGAGAGGCCTATTCAGATAGGATATGGTCAAACACTGGGGCGCTTGCTTCAAGCGTGAAAGACGAGCTTTTAGTAAGCCTTATGACTGGACGAAGCGTAAGAGATACATCTCAAGCAATTGCTGAACGTTTTGAGGTCGGCAAAGGCAAAGCAAGACGTTTGGTGCGGACTGAGTCAGCGTTTTTCCACAACCAAATGGAATTGCTCAGTTATGAAGATGCTGAGATTACGAAGTACAAATTCGTAGCCGTGCTAGATAAACGGACATCACATATTTGTCAACAACACGACAACAAGGTTTATAACACAGCCGACGCCGTTCCTGGTGTCAATTATCCACCTTTACATCCGTGGTGTAGGTCTACGACTATCGCACACGATGATGATATCGACTACAGCAAGTTAGAGCGTAGGGCTAGAAATCCTGAAACAGGAAAGGTCGAGTACGTACCTGCTGATATGAGTTATAAAGAGTGGTATGACAAATACGTTGCAAAAGGCAGAGGAAAGAGTTATAATCAGGGTATGGAAAAGTTAGCCCCTCAGGTTTCTAGCGGTTCAATAAGCGCTGCTCGTGGAGACGTAGAGAAGCAAAAAAATGCCTTTGCAGTAAGATACTATAATCAGTTGAGAAATTCAGACAGAGAAGATGTTGTGAAAAAAATGATGAAGAGTAGTAATCTTCCTCATTCTACGGTATCGAAAGCATTAGAGCACATCCTAGATAACAAGTATTTATTGTGGGATTATGACGCCTTTGAAGAGAGGGAAATGAACTTTTATCCGCATTATGATATGGCTCGAAGTTTCCAAAGGTTATACACAGGCAAACCGAAAGAGAGCGATATAATAATGCTACAACACGAGAGTCTTGAGTCATACTACATGAACCATGAAAAAATGGATTATGATGAAGCTCATAAAAAAGCTAATATAAAATTTAATTACCAGGAGGCGATTAAAAATGGCAAAGATTGATAGACAGATTATTACTTTGAGCAAGATTGAAGACGACGCCACTATGCGACAATATTCTGCAGTGAGTGGAGAGTGTGAAGGTATTGCTACAGTGGATAAAAACACCTTAAATTACAGTTATACAGGCGACGATTTGGAAGAGTTTGCTTCGTTTGTAAAAGATACTTTAACTAAAAGCATCAAACTTGGCAAAAAATTGCCAGATAAGTTTTCACACGGTTTCGGGTAAAAAATAACCAATAATTACTTAAGCACCTAGAGAAATCTAAGTG